CCACTTCCACTATCGCCTGAACCACTTCCACTATCGCCTGAACCACTTCCACTATCGCCTGAACCACTTCCACTATCACCACTTGGTGTATCAGGTGCTGGTGGTGGCCAAGTATCAAACCCCGCGTCACCCCATACTTCAAATTTCGTAATATTACCTTTCAATGGCCGGCTCGGTGAGTTGGACCACAACATCAACCCAATATAATTTGTATCATCTGCGTTTGGATAATTTGCTGGTGGGGCATGGTCATATGACACTTCTTCAACATTATCAATAAATAATCTTATTGTGTTTCCTTTCCTTGTAATTACATAATTGTGTAAGCCACTATCGTCTCCGTAATTGAAACTCGAAGTAGCTGTTTTAGCAGTGCTTATTTGGTCGTGAACATATACACGTCGGTCATTTTCTGCCAAAGCTGTCGTCAAAACAAAACCTCCGGTGCTATTAATATGTGCGTTGAAGTCCATACTCAGTAATGTTCCTCCGTATGCCCATCCACCAGAAGCTGTAGATGGTGAAGATGTATATACTGCGTCTTTAATCCACAGAGACACCGAAAAATCACCGGCACCAAAATTCATAATTGATTGTGGGATTTTGATGTATTTGCTGGTTTCTCCTGTCAGTTCTACGCCATTTTCCGCAGTGAAATTCGGACTTCCAACAAGTTCTAACGCGATGCTCGAATTATTGATATCCGTCAAACTCTTTGAAGGACCAGTCAATATGAATGTGTTTGTTGCCGCATAAAGTTTCGGGAAAAATTCAATGGCATATAATAACAGCGAACCCACAATTTCCATAGTTTCACCAGAGTTCACATCAAAAGTTACTGTTTTCTGTGCTTCAGTGGTAGTATCTTTTTGAACTCCAGACACTTTGATTGTGGCGGAAGAACCAACACCACTACCGCCCAAATCCGCACCGGTGGTTGAATCAATACGACCGTATCCATAGACAACTCTTACTGTAGAGTCAATCGAAAAGGTTTTCGAGACAATAACACCAGTATTTCCATACGCACCAATCCCTAAAGCCTTTGTGTATGTGCTATTTGGAAGCGTCAAATCGTATGTGGCATTATAAATTCCGGGTATTAATGTTTGATTACTTTGTAAACCGCCTGTGACTGAGTCGAGATTATAGTGCCATTTTAATGGACCACTATTAGGAGCATAATTAGTGGAAGGACCCGCCGAGCCGGCAAGAGCGATTGTTAACCCTTGACTAGCAAAAACGGTGTCGAAATCGAGGTCCAACATAATCGTGTTGTCGTAATTGGTTGTCCAATTGTTGTTAAACGCATTATCGTCGGCAGTTTCAAGACCGATTGAGCCACTTGGTATTTCACTGACTTGACCGAAAACGACGGCTTGTCCAGTTTTTCTTTCATACAATTTGACATTATCCAAGAAAAACATATTCCAAGTCAGCCCGCTAGCGGCGGCAAATATAATAGTATGACTAGTTTGAGTAGCTTTAAAAGTAACTGTATGAGTTCTAATGGAACGTAAACTAGTTTCGCCATTGGTGATTTCTGTGGTAAGTTTCAAGAGAGTTGATTCAGAATCCAATTGAACATTATAATACACTTGTCCTTGACTTTTATCGAATTTGAAAACTTCGTAAGACAATTTGTAGTCGGTTCCAACAGTTAAATCATTGATAGTTTTCTTCAATTTAGTTCCCAAATGAAGACCCACCGCTTGTTGACCTTGTATGATTGAACCTGATGGTAATCCACCATTATATTGACTATTATCATACATTTGGTCGCTATGTGTATTCACCAATACCGCACCATACGTTTCATTGGCAGCTTCTTGCGTCCACCCAGTTAATGACGCCGGACCATTATTTGAGCCATTTGTGGTGGACCCAACTATATAATAACTCCCAGCACTAACCGTGTCAGACTCAAATGAGCCATTCCAATTAGTAATTGTGTTGCTAATTTCTTTCCATTCAACATTTGAAACGGAACCTGTATTGTCCCATGTGCCACTACTTTGGTCTTCATACAATTCAAACTTATCGAACCAAATCATATTGTCTCCACCGGATAATTGTTCCAATGTAAATGACTGTTGTGGTGCCCCAGCGGTGAAATCGATTTCTATTAGTCTGTTTGCTTCGACTTCACTGGCGGCCGTAGCGACTGTTTCTTGTTTCAAAATATTAGATGTGTTTTCCAAATACAAACGATATTCAATATTTGTTTGAGCGACTCTTGCGTGCCGTTGATAACGCAACTTATAGTCTTTTCCAACAACTAAGTCGGACATAGTTTTTGTTAGTGTTTGATTATATCGAAGACCGATCATTTGTGTTCCGTGTATGATAGCTTGATTACCAAGGCCGCTATTGTTGCTATTTAATAGTGTAGGACCCCAAGCGGAATGTTTTCCAGTGGTGTATGTCCAACCAGTTAATACACCATTAAATGGGTCATCGCGGCCCATTTTGACGAACTGATTGATGCCCAATACATCGGATTCAAATCCGCCATTCCAATTGTTCATTGTGCTGCTTTTTAATGCCCAAGAGGTTCCAGTAAGAACAGTTCCAACAACAGAAGGACTGATTGTAATGCCGCTTAGGTCGGACGCACTTACATCAAGGTCACTATATGTGTCTTCAAACAATTGAATATCATCCATCATCATTGTGTAATCTTCGTTGTGTTGGTGTTCGAATTTGATTTCGTGATTATTTCCAGAAGCAGTGAATAAAATATTATCAATTAAAACGGGCAAATCGCCATCCATCATTCTCAAAGTAAATTCGTAAATTTCTGTTCCATTATAATACACTTTAATGGTTGGGTCTGGACGACTTTGGTCATATTGACCATAACGTGTGATAGCCATAAGTTTCAATTGGTAAACGCTACCATGTTTCAATGTTCCTGTAATGGTTTTATACAATGATTGGTGAAGACGAATCCCAACTTGTTGATTTCCGGAACCAGCAATAGGAGTTCCATCCCAAGGATTGGAGCCAAATGCAGGTCCCAATAAAGCAGAGCTGTTAGCATCACTTGGAACAGACCACGACCAACCCGGAATTTCTAAATTATTATGTGTATCATTAACGGGTCCAAATGAGCTAACAACTGGGTCTTCAAAACTGCCATTCCAGTTGGTAATAGAATCACTCACTAAAACCCAATTTCGAGCTGTTCCACCTGAATAGCCTTCGTCCTTTTTACCACCGCCAGCAAGCCACATATTGTTGGCGTAATCAAGCCCATATGTGTAATACCGAATATTGTTGTATCTCCGTCCTGTCCAATTTAACCCATCCGTAGAATATGCGAGTGTATTTGGAATGTCGTTACCGCCGCCAGCAACCCACATATTGTTTGCGTGTTTCACAACATTACATTGCTCGTCAAAAATGGTTTCTCCCAATCCTGTCCAATTAATTCCGTTTAGAGAATAAGCCATTGTATTGGTTCCCTGACCGCCGGCGATCCACATACCATTTCCATATCCAATTGCTTTACCACAATTGGTGAAAATTGAATTTCCTACACCAGTCCACGTGATTCCATTTAATGAATAGGCAATCGTATTTGTGGTGTTTCCTCCTACAGCAACCCATGTTCCATTTCCATAAGCAACACTATAGGCGACATCGGTAAATATAGTTTTACCTAAACCAGTCCAGTTTTTGCCGTCAATAGAATAAGCCAATGTGTTTGAACCAGAACCACAAGCAACCCATATTTCGGTTTCAGGTAAATATGCTATGCCTCTAACGTGTGTAAAAACCGTGGTCAATAAAGGACTCCAAAACAAACCATCTTTTGATTGATAAAGAGCGTATGAACCACTGGATGGTTTACTTCCTACAATATAAAGTTGGTCATTTTTAGTATGTTGTATTTCGATAGTTTTATTGGAATTGGAACAAAATATATTGTTGGATTTTATTCGAACTCTTTCATCAAAAAATAATTCGGAATTACCTTGGAAATCTTTATAGTATTTCTTGGTAATTTTAGAGGAAGTAGCACTGTAAATACTTGAATTTACGTAAGAGGTATTTACATTGGTATCTACATTGTTTACTTCTTGTTCGGTTACTACATATTGTAATAAATTCTGTCCTCCCATATAACCGTGATTAGCACATTTAATACTTGCTGTTCCAAAATCTCCAGTTACCTGAATAGTAATATTACCAGAGTAATAATCTACACCATCCTTTATCGTTTTATTCGTTTCTAGTCCAGAATACGTTAATAAACTTGAATCAGAAATGTCTACTATGGCTAGAGGATGTCCGGAAGGTATTCCGGTAAATTGATATGTTCCAAGACTTAAGGAATACTTAATATTAGATGAATAAGTGGTATTTCCATTCAAGACATACTTGTTTGCACCATTTGCGTCTTGAATAACGTCAATAGCCGATGTAACATTTAATGTATGTATTTCTGTCACTACTACAAATTGTAATAAGTTTTGTCCTCCCATATATCCGTGGTGTGCACATTTGATGCTTGCTTTTCCGAAATCCCCAGTAACTTGAATAGTAATATTTCCTGTGTAATAATCTTCGCCATCTTTTATGGTTTTATTTGCGGTTAATCCAGTATAAGTTAAGAAGTTTGAATCAGAAATGTCTACTATGGCTAGAGGATGACTCGTCGGTATTCCAGTGATTTGATATGTTCCAACGTCTAAAGAATACTTTGTGTTGGAGTTATAAGTGGTGTTTCCATTCAAGACATATTTGTTAGAACCATATGAGTCTTGAACGACATTAATAGCCGATGTAACATCCAGTGTTTCAACAGACATTATATATAATAATTATAATTATTATAAATACTAAATCATATCTCATATTCAAATATATTCAGATGTAATATTGATTGCCACCATAGATTCATTAGTATAGGTAGAGTCACTCACAAACTCAAGTTTATATGTTTTACGAATACCGAAGTCTTCATCAATAAATAATTGACTTGGTAAATTCATCCCGCCGAATGGGTTATTAGATACAGCAGAATGGGCAACTGTTGAAAACACCGATTTTGTGTTTGCTGTCCAATTTTTTCCATCAGTTGAATACGCAAGTGTATTGGTTCCTTCTCCTGCGGCGACCCATCGTAATCCATTGTAGTTCACTTTCAAACATTTTGAACTAAATATAGATTCACCAAGACCTACCCAATTAATTCCATCAATAGAAGTTGCTAAAGTATTGGTTCCTTCTCCACTAGCAACATATAAGTCTGGGCTCATTGAAATACTTAAACCTCCCACACTAAATATCGCAGTTCCTAGTCCAGTCCAGTTGACGCCATCATCTGAATAAGCTAAACTATTTGCTCCTTTTCCGGTAGCTATCCATTTATTCTTAGACCAAATGATTCCTGTAGCACTATCTGTGAAAATACTTTTGCCTTGACCAGTCCAAACGAACCCATCGTCCGATGTTGCGATTGTATGACTATCGCCCTTCCCAACAGCCACCCATTTAGAACCGTTATATGCTACACTATTTGCTTCAACTGAAAATACAGAATTTCCTAAACCATACCATTCAATTCCATTCAAAGAATATCCAATTGTATGCTCCGTTCCATTTCCAACAGCAATATATAATTGACCATTGTATTCTAATCCATTTCCAGATGTTGAAAATATCGAAGTTCCTAAACCTTTCCAATTAAATCCATCTTTAGAATATGCTAAAGTATTTGTTCCAGAACCTACGGCAATCCATTTATTACCACTCCACATTGCGTCTTTTCCGGCGGTTGTAAAAATATTATTTCCTAAACCTCTCCACGATATTCCATCATATGAATATGCTATTGTATGAAGTCCTTCTCCTAAAGCAAGTGTTGGATGTTGGATGTATACGTTTCCGATTTTGTTATGATATGCTATTTTATGAGCACTCACATTGAATAATGATGTTCCTTCGGCGTTCCAATTAATTCCATCAACTGAACTAGCGATTGTGTTGGTTCCTTCTCCACAAGCGTAAAACCGGTTATTTACCCAATTGATGTCATTGGTTTTAACCGAAAAGACGGTATTAGATAGTCCATTCCAGTGAATTCCATCACTTGAATATAATAGTGTTTGTGAATTCGACGCTTCTCCACCTGCTAGCCAGACTCCATCATTATAAGCGACAGTTAGTCCGCGTGTTTGAAATGGGTCAGTTGCTTTGTTCATTATCCAGTTAATACCATCGTATGAACGGGCTATTACTCCATTAATCCCTTCACCAATAGCTACCCACATAAATCCATTCCACGCAACGTCATTTCCTGATACAGAAAACACCGATGTTCCTAAACCGGTCCAAAGGATTCCATTACTGGAATATGCTACTGTGTTTGTGCCTTCTCCAACAGCAACCCATATTTTTCCATTATATAATGCTTTTTTACCCTGAATCGAGAAAATGGATTTTCCTAAACCAAACCAATTGATGGAATCATATGAATATGCGAGTGTATTAGTAGAACCACGACCCAACGCTACCCATTTATTATTGTCATACACAATACCATTACCTTTCTCACTGAACATATATTTCTTCAATCCGCTCCAAACAATGCCATCTGGTGAATATGCCATTGTGTTTGTAATTCCTTCTCCCACAGCAACCCAATAAGAACCATTCCAAACAACATCATAAATATTCTTTGTGAAGATTTCCGTGGATTTATTAATGGGTGTCCATTCAACTCCATTATTTAAAGAAAATGCCAACACATTATTATTAACGGTGTCTTTACCGCAAAAGACTAATTTCACGCCGTCGTGTGAAAAGGAATTTCCTCTTTCAGAAAAAAGAGTTTTACCTTTACCAACCCAACCATATCCATTTGATGAATAGGCGTATGTATGATTTCCTTCACCGGCTGCGTGAAACATATTTTGCGAAAAGAATATGTCGTTGACTTTCGTGAAAACTGACAGCGATGATTTCCAACCAGTAATTCCTACAAAATCATTTGTATATATTATGGTGTTTGAACCAGTTCCTCCGGCAACCCATACATTTCCACTCCAACAAATGGCGTGTATGTCTGTTATCAAAGAAACATTTGATGTGGTCCAAGATGAACCATTGTCGTCTGAATAAACAAGATTACTTGTTCCAATTCCAACACCTAACCATCTTGTTCCATTGTAATCAAGGTCGTAACAAATAGTTGTTAAAGGTTTTCCTACACCAGTCCAATTGATACCATCGGTGGAATAGGCAATTGTGTTAGATGAACCTTCGCCACCAACTAACCATACAGAACTATTGTGTTTAACACAAAATCCATTATTGTTAAAAATAGATGTTCCTAATCCGGTCCAATTAATACCATCCGTCGAATACGCAATAGTATTGGTCCCTTGACCAACAGCAACCCACATACCTGATTTATAGGCTACCATATATCCGCGTGTGCTAAATATTGTTTTTCCTAAACCCACCCAAACTAATCCGTCATACGAATATGCTAGTGTATTATCAACACCTTGTCCAACAGCAACATACATAGAACCACTAGACGCTGTGAAAAATCCTTCGCCAGAGAAAATCGAAGAATATCCATTCCATGTAATTGCATCTGTAGAATAAAGCATTTTCTTTGTTGTTCCATTTCCAATGGCAATATATTTGGACTCGGGAAAAGTAATTGTGTTGGGTGTTATACGTGTATTTACCGAAGTATAAACAGTATCTACTTTTCCTCCTAAACAAAGTATTTGTGCGTCAGCACCTTCCACTTTACCTTCGTAAAACCAAGTAATACCATCCGCGGATCTTTTCAAGCCATCAGTTCCACCGGCATACCAAACACCATTAATATTTCTAACGGCGTATACTTCGCTCACATCTGATGTTCCTAAACCAGTCCAATTAATACCGTCAGTTGAATATGCCAGTGAATTTGTAGTGCGACCTCCCGCAACCCATAACCCATTATGATACGCAACAGAATAACCATCGCCAGTAAATATGGTTTTTCCTGCTCCAGTCCACGTAACACCATCAGTGGAATATGCGATTGTGTGAGTTGTTCCTGTTCCTACGGCGACCCATATATCATTACCATACGCAATTCCTCGAACACTACTAAATATAGAACTTCCATGAGTTCCCCAATTCCAGATGAGTCCATCATAAGAATAGTTCAACCTATCACCATTATCTCCCCCAGAAACAAACATATTGTTTCCAAAAGCAATGGCTCTACAACGAGAAGAATGAATACCACTGGAACTGTCATTTCCAAGTCCCGTCCAATTTATACCATCATATGAATACGCCATTGTATTTGTAGTTCCATTACCACCGGATACAAACATAGAATTTCCATAAGTCACACAATGACCATTACTACTATAAATAGTTTTATTGTCAGCACCGGTCCAACTAATACCGTCATATGAATAAACAATACTGTGGGTATTATTGCTCATACAAACCCAAATACCTGCCGCATAAATAATATCATATACTTGGCTTGTCGGAGTATTTTCGGCTAAAACACCGTAAAAATTCACGCCATCGTATGAATATGCAAGACCATCATATTTAGTAGAAGTATCTGTTCCACCCACCATAATCAGTTTCGAACTGGATGTAGGTGTAACGTGTTGGTATTCTATATTTGTATACCCGAATGAAATTTTCTTTTTATCTACATGTTCTCCAGATTGAACCATAGAAATATTTTTAGAGCGAATAATGGATTTTCTATCATACAAAATACTTTTCTTGGTCTGTGTTGTGTTAAATACAATACTATCATCTCTGTTATTATTATTAATTAGAAACCTAGAATTTTGTAACGTCGGGTTTCTTCCAAATACAAAATTATTTGTGATATTGGACATAATATATAAAATTAGAAGAAATTATATATATTGTTTATTTGAGAGTTTATTTTTCTATTTTGATTGAAACATCGCCTTCGAAACTTGAACCAGTAGATAATAGTATTTGTTTTTCGTAAATTTGATCGGCAAATTTATTATATAATAATGGATTGTTTGAACTAATTGCGTATCCAGTGTTGGTGAAAATAGAATTTCCAAGACCTGTCCATGTAAATCCATTAGTAGAATATGCTAAAGTGTCTGCACCTATTCCGGAAGCGAACCATTTGGAACCATTCCAATCTATATTCTTAGCTTCTTCACTAAAAGTTCCTATTCCGTGAGGCGTCCATTGAACACCATCAATAGAAGAAGCAATTGTGTTTGAACCTTTTCCTGTAGCTATGATTAATTCCCCATTATATGCTACACCATTACCTTGTAGAGAAAATATAGAAACACCAAGACCTGTCCAATTAATACCATCACTTGAATATGCGATTGTATTTGTTCCACTTCCTGTAGCAATCCACTTCGAACCTGTCCAAACAACACCATTTCCTTCGGTCGTAAATATAGTCTTTCCTCGACCAGTCCAATTAATGCCATCAGGAGATGTAGCGATTGTGTTTCCGCCTTTTCCTACAGCAACCCATAATTCACCATTATATGCCAATTTGTTACCTTGAGATACAAACACTGTATTTTCGACGCTAGTCCAATTAATTCCATCCAAAGAATATGCGAATTTATTTAATCCACTTCCTACAGCCACCCATTTATTTCCTCCATATACAACATCATTACCTTGTATAGTAAACACACTTGTTCCGAGTCCATTCCAACTGTCGCCATTGAGAGACGTGGCCATTGTATTTAAACCCTTTCCTACAGCCACCCACATTTCTCCATTCCAAAATCCGTTCTTGGCGTATTCTGTAAAAACATTTTTTCCTTTACTCACCCATGTAACACCATCCGTGGATTTTGCCAAAGTATTTGTTCCTTCACCAAACGCAAATATGTCTCCTTTCAATGTTGTCTTTGGAGTATTTTTGTTTGATTTTATACCAGTACACTCATCAGTAAATGCAGTTTCTTTGATAGAAATCCATTTTGTTCCATTTATAGAATAAGCCATTGTGTTTGAACCTTTGCCGCCAGCAACCCAATACAAACCATTATGGTCTATTGTATTTACTTCAGCTGAAAAAGTGTCGGCGTTCAATCCTGTCCAATTAATTCCATCGGTTGAATACGCAAGTGTATGACCAATTCCTACTTCGCCATCAATATACGCATTTTGTATTTGATACGCGGAAACACTACCATCATTGTTTTCAAATCCAGTTGCTCCAACACCAATAATAGAACCGTCCGTATTGATTGCCACAGAAAATCCAAATTTATCGCCACTGTTTTGTCCAACAACTTTACGACCTACTTGTAACCAATATCCGTCAATATGTTTGAATACTTTCACAAGACCACTATCATTTCCAGATGCGTCACTATTCGAAGAACCTACAATGACTGTTGAGCCATCACTGGATAAAGCAACAGCATTACCAAGTTGTCCATTAGACTCATAGCCAACCATATCATTTCCAAGTTTGTCCCAAGAAGTTGTTCCTGATACATATTGATATACCGATACATGTCCTGAATTTGTTTGATTAATGTCTCCGTTGTGTGTTCCAATAGCAATAATTTGTCCATTTCCAGACAATGAAACCGAATACCCTAAATTATCATCTCCGTTAGTTCCTAATATACTATTTCCTAATTGGGTCCATACATTGGCATTATTTTGGTAGATTTTCACTTGTCCTCTTCCACTATTGTGTTCTTTTACTCCAACAGCTACAATGGTTCCATCTAAAGAAATCGAAACAGAATTACCCAATCTATCTGTTGAACCATCTCCTACAATAGTAGAACCAATTTGTGTCCAAGTTCCCGATTGGTTTTGATACACTTTAACATATCCATTATTACCACCTTGATAATTAGTGGCACCAATAGCTACAATAGAACCATCTTGAGAAATTGCTACGGATGTTCCGAAATTATCATTTGTGCTATCTCCTTCAATATCCGAACCAATTTTGGTCCAGCTATTCGTCTGATTCTTGTATACTCTTACACAACCATTTCCTGTAAGACCCGTTCCACTATGCCCAATTACTCCGACCGCAACAGTGGTCCCATCACTGGATAAAGATAAGGAAGTTCCTGTAAAATCGTTTTCTACAATACCATCAATGTCGCTACCGATTTGAGACCACGAACCGGATGATTGTTGGTATACTCGAACGTGGCCAGCATTGGTAATATGGGTTAAAGGTAAATATGCTCTACGGATTCTTCCGGAACAACAAATGTATAATCGTCCTTGTGAGTCGAATTCCAAGTTTCGAGCACTTTTAACACGTGCTTCACTTGGATCGCCGCCATCACCTGTATTTTCACCTTGATTTGCTCCACTTGGAACACTTCCGTATCCGTCTCCAATTACTGTAGTTATAATATTTGTAATTGCGTCTATTTTACGAACCCTGTTGTTGTTTGTATCAGAAATATAAATATCGCCATTATTCGCCACAGCAATACCTTCTGGATAATTAAGTAAAGCATCTGTTGCGAGTCCACCGTCGCCAATAGCAGGGTCTTGTTGACCTATAGCACTGTTATTTGATTTGCCAGCACCGGCAATTATGGTTATTTCATTTGTAGTTTTGTTCCATTTTCTAACTTTATGGTCCCAACCAATTACATAAACATTATCATCAATATCAATGGCTATATCAATACAAATGTTAATATTAGTCATAATAGTAGATACTATTTGTGTTTGATAATCGATTCTTCTTATATGCTCATGATTATATGAACTAAAATACATATTGTTTTGACTATCGAAATCAATTTGGTATGCCAAGCCAATACGTGCATCTAAAGGAAGACCTCCATCACCAGAATCTCCTACAGTTCCGTCTCCAGCATATAATTCAATGATACCTGTATTAACATCCACTTTTCGCATTTTATAACTGCCGCCACCACCGTTTGAAGTTAAAAACATATTTCCGAAGTTGTCCACACCGAAACCTTCTGGACGTCCAATACTGGCTTCTGTAGCAAGTCCACCATCTCCAGAATAGCTGTTTTGACCATTACCAGCAACTGTTGTAATAATATTTGTTGATAAGTCTATTTTTCTAACTCGGTAATTATCCAAATCACCGAAATACAAACAGTTATCATGTATTGAAAAAGCCCTTACAGAACCACTTATTTGTGCCTCTGTCGCCAATCCACCATCTCCAGAATATCCAGAAACTCCTGTTCCAGCAATCGTTTCTATGGACCTCGAAATTTCTGGCTCTACACCACCAATAGGTGGGTCGTTGTAACTGGAAGCAATGGCCAACACAGAACCATTACCCGACAACGAAACCGAATTACCTAACTGGTCACCCCCACGTTCTGCCTCAAAAGCCGTTCCCAAAGTATTCCAAGAACCTTCAGGATTAAGACTACTGGATGGTTTTGTGCCACTTACGCCATCTCCACCCGCAACCCACATATTATTGAAATATCCAATTGTATTCACTTTGTTTGTCAAAATATCATTTGTAATATTTGTTTCCCAGTTAATTCCATCATAAGAATACGCCATTGAATTTGTTCCTTCTCCAACAACATTCCATTTAATACCACTCCATACAACATCATTACCTCGCACCGAAAATACCGACTTACCTAATCCAACCCACGAAATTCCATCATATGAATATGCTAGTGTATGATCAACGCCTTCTCCTACAGCTACCCATATGTTTCCATTGGATAATACCTTGCTACCTTTCACAGAAAATATGGATGTTCCTAATCCAGTCCATATATATGAGTTGTATGAATAAGCCATTGTGTTTGTTCCTTCACCCATAGCTACCCATTTTTTTGTTCGTTCATCATAATATATACTGTTTCCTCTAACAGAAAATGTGTGCTTTCCTAATCCTTTCCACAGTTTTCCATCTTTGGAAATAGCAATTGTATTTATAAGACCTTCACCAAGAGCTAACCAATGAATACCATTATACCCAATATCATTTGCTTGTGTCGTAAAAACGGAAGTTGAACTATTCAATGGATACCAATTAGAACCATCATCTAAAGAATAGGACATAGTATTTCCACTTGCGTCCAATGAACCTCCTACAATTAATTTCGTTCCATCATAACTGACGTCATTGGCACCAGAAGGCAATACACTTGGACCTTTCCCTGTCCATTCAATTCCATCATCTGAAACAAGAACTGTGTTTGTGTCGCCTTGTCCTACAGCAATGAACTTTTGTCCAGTCCATATTACCTTTTGTCCATTTGTTGATAAAAGAGAATTTGAGATATCTGTCCAGTTATCAATACCTAAAATGTCTTGTGAATACATCATTGAATATTCTGGACTAGATGTTTCGGGTTTTCCTAATGCCACCCATGTATCACTATTTTTGGCTATACCATTTATATTTTCTAAATTACTTATTAATATTGAAGTCCATGTTAATCCATTATCTTGTGAATAAGCCATGTTTTTTCTGGTCTCTAAATCTTCATACAATTCAACATTATCAATATAAACCGTTTTATCAGCGTTTACTAAATGATTAAATGTAATGGTATGAATCGTCGAAGTGGCAACAAATGTGATTTCTTTATATCTTTCTGCGGAAGTGGACGCACCAATAGGTCCTGTTGGAGTTTCGCTAAATATAATGTTTGATTCCGAATCCAATGTAATATTATACGCCGGTTGGTCGTCTTGGCGAATGTGACGTTCCCAAGAAAGTTTATATGTTTTTCCCATTGTTAATCCGGTGATTGTTTTCGATAATTGTTGCTCATATCTCAATCCAATAAGTTGTTGTCCTCGCAACACTGTATCACCAGAATTATATGTAGACCCCCTAAAAATGGTAGGCCCAAAATCAGCGTGTGACCCTTTTGTAAATGTCCAGCCTGTTAGAGATGTAGGACCATCGTCACCTAATTTCTTAAAATATTCACTTCCAGATAAATAAGAAGTCAAATCATCGTCTTCAAAACTGCCATTCCAATCAGTCTTTGTATTGCTAACCAATTCCCAAGTAGTATCTGTTTTATCTCCTACAGCAATAATAATGGAATCACTGCAACCAATGTCTCTTACTACTTTCAACCCACAATCCACAGTAGTCCATGAAATGCCGTCACTTGAATAGGCAAAACTATTTCCAATGGAATCTCCACCGGCCAACCACAAAGAACCTTTGCGTTTCAAACATAGGCCAGCATTACTAAATCTCATACCAAGACCGGTCCATTCAAACCCATTTGTTGAATAAGCAATAGAATTAGTAGCCTGACCAACCGCTACCCACATTTTATTATAGTATGCTACATCTACCGCCTTTTCCGTAAATATCAACTTACCCAAGCCATTCCATGAATATCCATCATATGAATACGCAAGAGTGTTCTGTGTTCCCTCGCCAGCGGCAATCCATAAACTACCGTTTGTAGCCACCGAATACGCATTTGAACTAAACATATTGGACGACCCATTCCACTGTTTTTGACCATCATACGACCAAATCATTTTATTTTGACCGTCTTTTCCGGATGAAACATACAGTGATCTAGGGATTTGAATACTTCCAACAATATTTTGATTTACTGTTTCTTTTAGTTCAATATCAATATTTGTATCGGATTTCGTTTTAGAATATTGAACATCTATGTGGTCTGTATTCAACGGCTCTTTAGACCTATACATAACCGTTTGAGAACTATTGACATCGTCCAAGTATATTTGTTTAACTTCTTTACTTCTATTCAATATTATACCCGCATCAATGAGTTCTCCTTTTGCTTTATATAAAGCCTTCGTGTTAATGGTGCTCATTTATATACTATATAAATAGAATTATATAGTATATTCCTTATGCTTTTTTATCAGCATTTTTATTTAATATTTCAATGAATAAAAGAATTATACCAAACATTGGACAAATAAGTGGAACCGTATTTACCAGTGTCTTTGTCGGCATTATTCAAATTAGGCCCCGCATTGACTACTTTATTCAATTCTGTAATGGAAAGTGCCTTTTCGAAGTATTGTAAATTCGATATATATCCGCTAAATCCACCATTTTGAGCAATATGAACATCATAATAATTCTGTTTAGGAACATCCACCAAATTATTCCTAAAAACAATCGAACCGTTTACATAAACATCAATGTATTTATTCTGACAACGAATAGCTAAATGGAAATATTTGGAAATAGGCAAATTATCTATTTTAATAATTTCAGTGTTTGTTCTTACACGGGTAGATGGATTTGCTACAGTATCCATAAGAATATATAATGTGTTGGAATTGACGTCTTCACCCGGACCAAAATAGACTCCCGGACCGTGATTTACTGAAGCGTATTCACCGTGTTTCTTTCCATCTCCCTTCACAAATACAGGTCTATATGTCTTTGTTTTATCTCCATCAATTACATTGTATAACAACCATACAGACCATGTAAATTCAATACCAGTGTCCTCATTATTAGAACGCTTAATCATTTTAGATGCTTTATCGTTAGGGTTTTGTTTGATAATCTTGTCTTTATTTCCCGGTAATTGTCCATTTAATAAATACACATTATTTGAAGGGGCTGTAAAATATCCAATCAAATAAATCCCTAAATTCATCAATATTAAAAATACAATCACCACCAACAATATGAAACCAGTCTTGGCTATTAAACCATTCGATTCCATAAATCCGGCAGGTGCGTTCTGTGTATCACCATTGGAACCCGACTCGTTCAAATTTCCCATAATTGAATCTTTCATTGAAGAAATTGAATCCATTATTCCTCCACTATTTCCTTGTTGTTCTGTATTTTCTTCAGTTGCCATTATAAAAATTGTATATATATTATTCTTTATTATATTCACGAAAAACATACATAAAGAATCTTTCATACAATAACTTGTCCGGTTTTAGCTCAGTTGGTAGAGCGTTGGACTGTAAATGTTTTTAGTGGTAATCCACAGGTCGCTGGTTCGATTCCAGCAAACCGGATATTATTATATACCGTTGTGTATGTAATAATATTTTCATTTCCTTTAGAATATGTTGTATGTATAGTTTTTGGAATCTTTTTGTAGATTCACACTCATATGCATTTTGCTGTTTCTTGTTTTGGAATTAGGACCACCTGAAGCAGCACTATTACCCTTAGTGTAATAAGACCAAACAGTTTGAGGGTCCAATGGATAATCCCATCTATACAAGTTGCTCAAGTAGATATCGGATCTTTGGAATGTAAAGGTTGGTTTATCATTGGCGGCATTTGACATTGATGGAATGGTTAATTTCTTGGAAGTCACCAATTTACCATTCATGTAAACATCCACATAGTTGCTAGAAACGGCTACTACAACATACACCCAACTTTGAATAGGGAAGTTGTTAGATATAACAATGGATTCAGTGCTATTGGCGGCTTGTGTTCCCACAGCAACATCGGCGTATAATGTTGGAGTTGTATTATCTAGGCGTAGGGCAAACAACCAAGGTTTTGAAGAAGAAGACCCATCATTGGCACTATTTCCGTATCTTACAAATGGTTTTCCTACAGTTGTAAAGGAATTCACATAAACCCACGTCCCTACAGTGTATAATGCGGAAAAAGGAGTTTTAATATCTTTTGAAGGAACTGGTGTAATATCTTCACCATTCAAATATAGGTTTTTTACAACAGTGGGTTGTTTTCTAAAACTCAAGTAAATGAAAAACAAAATGATTAGAATTACAATAATTAAGCTAATTATCAAAAGTGACATATTATAATTTATATAAATATATTTTTTCGATTCACTTTATTCGTAAATAGGCGGATTTTTCGTGAAATTCAGATTGTAATGTGTAGTAATTTGACTTTTTGATAATACAAATGGATAATATAATATATTGCTAATAGAGCCATATAATCCGTCTTCGCCCTTTTTAGGACCGATTGAAATTACATCCGTATCACTATATTGTGGCAATGCGTTTTTACTAAATGTATAAGACCTTTCTATTTTACCATTAATAAATACATCTACAGAATTTGACCTATAGTTGAAAACAATATGATTCCATTTTTGTTTAGGCAATTGTATCTTGTATGGTTCTCCATCGGATGAAAAATATAGGAAAAACATATCCTCCCCTTCGTCGTTCTTATAAGTTAGTGTTGGATGTCCCTTTCTATTATTAGAACTGTAACTGAATATGGTGGTTTCTTTTGAATATGCTTCTCTGTTTGGCGGCATTGGATTCACATACACCCACATTGATAATGCGTATCCTGTTCTATACGACATTTCGCCAGAACCGGATGGGTCTTTCACTTGATTGATTCTTTCCTTCTTCAACTCTCTGTCGATTTCTACGTATTTGTCCAAAAATTTCGGTTCTTTCAACAATGGATACGCACCACTATTAATGGTGTTTCTTACAAATGGTAAAATATAGAAATAGAATGCCAAAAGACCTAATTCAACACCCACCAAGATAAGAGTAGACCTAGGTGTAGAATAATAGTCGCCCATCACATATTTCATAAAGTCCGTCAACAAACAAGGAATGTAAAACACCAAGTTGGCTAAAAGCCCAATCCAACCACTCATTTTTATTAAATATTTCTTAAACACATTATAGGCAATAGACAATAAGACAATGGCTAACAACGCATACACAGTATACAGCAAATATTTATTGAAAATATATTTTGTTAAAAAACTATTGAACAACCAGAAAATGATGCCGAATACAACCAATGTGATTCCAGCACCGCCCATTATATACGACATAACCTTTCTGTCAAAAGACACAAACACAATATACGCAAAAATTGCTATAATGGGAACCACTATTGTAAATACGTATGTAAGAAGATTTTGTGTAGATGCGTATTCATCATTCGATGCTACATGGGACTGATATACTACAAAAATACTCACCAATACAACGACTAATAATGGTATATTTTTCTTTGTAATAGATATCAATTCATTTATATAAAGTTTCAAATAATTCACATATGATGTTAATGTGCTTAAAAATGATGTTTCTTGTTCCATATATCTTATAAATACATAATAATCATACATAGTCCTCATATTCAATAATTATTGTGTATGAGTTTACAAATTTTCGATCGTCGTTTTCTTTCCGTGACAATCTCTACAAAGTGCCACTAAATTGTCCACATGATTGCTTCCGCCATATTCTAATCGTATTTTGTGGTCTACTTCAAACCAAGCATTTAGTTGATTCTGACAATCTCCACATTTCCAATTTTGTCGGGCTGCCACAAACTTCTTCTTGGTTTCACTAACAGAACGTTTTGTGGGTTTCTTTCCTGAGTTCATTATTTTCTTTTCATATCCACTCATGGAATGGTCTTGATGAACGATGAAATTTCCAACAGTATTGAGTTGTTGGTCTCCATTGAAATTTTGTCGAGAAGTAAAATCCAAAATAGGATTCAGAATACTCGATGTTCCTTTATCAATGGGTAAATATTTCAAATAATCATTTGTAGTAGATAACATTTGTCCCGCATTGAGAGGGTTCTTTTTTATCATATAATACACAAATAATCCGGCCAGACCAATTCCCGCCATTTGATAATATTTTTTCCATGAAAACAATAATTTGACTAGTTTTCCATCATAATATAAATTGGCAATGAAAAATCCGGTTATTAAAAATATGATGATTTCTATTCTCATTTATGTAATCTATATTATACTCATACAAAATATCATTGTATTAGTAAAAATACCAAATCAGCAATACACAAATAAATAGGAATGCGGCGAATATCCAATATTTTCTAACATTGATTTTGTCTGATAAATACGCCGGTTTAGGACGATATTCGGCGAAATAATTTTCTAAAGCCGCCATATAAGATATTTCTTCTTTACCCAAGATATAATTTACTTTATTGTGTATGAAATGCACCCATTTTACAAAAGACTCGCGATTATCCAAATATGGCGATACAGGATATTTATCCAACAGTTTACTAAATCGGTCCCCTATTTCACCATCTGGAATAAATAATGGCAAGTTTTGTATGAAATCATAATATTTCCGTTTTGTCACTTTATTAGGATAGTCTGGATATGATAATGCAATTGTCATCAAGAAAAACCAATATTTCGGTCCCCACGTTTCGGCCCTTAATACATTCTCTTTTTTGGATTTTTTCCCCATTTATTCACGGAAGAAATAAACTATATAGAAAGGTGTTATTATAATCATTTAGTTTCATCGTATTTATTTAATTATGAACAATCATATTTATTGTAATAACTGTGGTAAGTCCGGACATATATATCATCAATGTAAATTACCCATTATAAGCACTGGTGTCATTGCGTTTAAACGGTGTTTAGACGACGGTAATATTCGGTTTCTTATGATTTGTCGTAAAGATACTTTAGGTTATATGGATTTCATGCGTGGAAAATACAGTATATACAACAAGGAATACATATTGAACATTTTGAGTGAAATGACTATGAAAGAAAAAACCAGATTAATGGAAGAAGAATTCAGTGTGTTATGGAAAAAATTATGGAACAATGAAAATGAAAAAGAAAAATATTCCAATGAATATATTGAAAGCTATGACAAAATGGAAATTCTCAAAGAAGGTGTCGTGTTGAATGATGAAACATACAACTTGAGCGAACTAATCAGCGAATCCAACAAAAAATATATGTGGCAAGAACCTGAATGGGGATTTCCAAAAGGACGCCGTAATATCAATGAAAATGACATCGAATGTGCTTTACGTGAATTTACAGAAGAAACAGGATATGACAGCAAAGAACTCACGTTTATCGATAATTTATTACCATTTGAAGAAATATTCAGCGGTTCCAATTACAAATCATACAAACATCGATATTATTTAATGTGTATGAAAGACTGTGTATATCCAAGGCGTAATTCTTTGGATTTTGACACTTCTGAGGTCAGTAAAATCGAATGGAAAACATATAATGAGTGTTTAGAGTGTATTAGAAGTTATAATTTAGAAAAACTACAAGTCATTCAGAATGTGAATTCTTGTATTTCCAATTACATGTACACTTGAACATACATAAATAAACGTCTAAATGTAATAATATATTTTATCATATTATTGTAAAATACATTATGAATTCTAAACAAGCCAAATGTCCAAAAGGAACTAGACGAAACAAGAAAACCGGCATTTGTGAGCCTAAAGATAGTTCCAATGAAACACCCATTATAGAAGCTTTGAATTTACCAACACCTATTAATGAACCGGAATCCATTATTGAAGAACCATCTAATGAAGTTCCAAAGAAAGGGAAACGCCGACAATATTGTCCTCAAGGCTTCAGGAGAAATCGTAAAACGGGTATTTGTGAACCTATCGAGAAACCAGATATAACAGAAACTATCGAGTTTATTCCGTTAGATGAAAGTGAAAATGAAAAACAAAAGACTCCACTTATTGAAATCGCAAGGTATACTCAAACACCTTCGAATGAACCGGTTCATTATGAATCTGAAACTGAATCATCGGAAGTTTCCAAAAAATCCAACAAAACTAAAAATAAAAAACTAGGCACCTTCAATGAGTTTTTATTAGAAAAGGAAAAGAAAGAAGCTGAACAAGCCGATTCTTCTAAATCTGAATTGTATCCAATATTAGGAGAACCGAATTTCGCCGCTAAAATTGCCCAAAGGAAAGAGTTTTCAGACACATTATACAACGGAACTATCGAAAATAAATCCATTATCGAAGAAACCGAAAAACTATGTCAAGCTGATTTCGAGCTGAGTCCACATCAACTATTTGTGAAAAACTTCTTGTCATTTCAAACACCTTATAATACTTTGTTATTGTATCACGGATTAGGAACTGGTAAGACGTGTAGTGCGATTGGTATTGCCGAAGAATCTCGCTTGTTTATGAAACAAATGGGCCATTCAAAGAAAATCATCGTTGTAGCGTCACCTAATGTCCAACAAAACTTCCGTATTCAATTGTTTGATGAAAGAAAATTGGAACAAATCGACGGAATATGGAATATTGAATCATGTGTTGGAAATCAACTCTTGAATGAAATTAATCCAATGAATTTAATCGGATACACTCGAGAACGTATCATACAACAAATTCGCACAATCATTTTGAAGTCGTATATTTTTATGGGATACGGTGAATTTGGTAACTTCATTGACCGCAATATTAGTGTGTCACAAGATAGTGGATTGAATGAAGAAGAAACAAAGAAACGCCGGTTCAAAAACATCAAACAAGTATTCAACAAACGACTCATTATTATCGACGAAATACACAACTTGAGAATCACAGATGTTAATAAAAATAAGAGAACAGCGATTTTACTAAATGAAATCGCATTGAAATCCGACGATATGCGTCTTGTGGTTTTATCTGCTACACCTATGTTTAACTCATATGCTGAAATCATATGGTTGACGAATTTACTAAATGCAAATGACAAACGTGCTCTTATTAAACAAAGTGATGTGTTTGATAAAAACGGCGAATTTGTCAAGGGTAATTCTAAAAAGGAAAGTGGAAAAGAATTACTAAAACGCAAACTAAAGGGATATGTATCTTATGTTCGCGGTGAAAATCCATTCACTTTCCCCTATCGGGTTTATCCTAAAACATTTGCTCCAGAACACATGATGAGCTCCGAAAATTATCCGTTATATCAAATGAATAATATTACTTTGGATGAACCTTTGAAACATGTTCCGATATACACCAACAAAATAGCTGAATATCAAAACCGTGGATATGATTTCATAATGAAAGATATGACCCATCGTTCATACGATAAAACCACCAACAAAGGAAATATCGTTCAAATGCCCACTTTCGAAAATATGGACAGTTTCGGATACACATTATTGTTGGCACCAATGGAAGCTCTCAATATTGTTTATCCTAATGAGTTCCTCGATTCTTATTCTGATTCAACTCCTATTGAAACATACACACCAGAAAAACGCAAGAACGTCATTTCATCATTCATTGGAAAAGAAGGGCTACACAATATTATGTCTATGAAACAACAAGAAAATCCATACCCTATACGATACAATTACGAATATAAACCTAAAATTATTGAACAATATGGTTCTATTTTCTCTCCATCTGAAATCTCTAAATATAGTCACAAAATATCCAACATCTGTAATATCATCAAGAATTCCAAAGGAATCATTTTAGTGTATTCTCAATTCATCGATGGTGGAATCATACCAATGGCTCTTGCTTTAGAAGAAATGGGATTTGCCCGTTATGGTAGTGCTCACTATACCAAGAATTTATTCAAGAAACCACCCAGTCCACCATTAGATGCCAATACTTTAGAGCCTCTTGAAGAAGATGGAAAGAAAAGACCCGCGGGATTCAAACAAGCTAAATATGTGATGATTACTGGCGATAAGCATTTTTCGCCGAATAATTCCGAAGACATCAAACATATTACGACATCTGATAACAAAAATGGAGAACTTGTAAAAGTAATCTTGATTTCTCGTGCGGCGGCAGAAGGATTGGATTTTAAGAATATCCGACAAGTTCACATTTTAGACCCTTGGTATAATATGAATCGTAATGAGCAAATCATAGGTCGTGCGGTGCGTAATCTAAGTCACTGTAAACTGCCATTTGAAGAACGAAATGTAGAGATTTACTTACATTCCACTTTACAAAATAATGAAGTAGAAATGGCTGATATGTATGTCTATCGTGTTGCTGAAAAGAAGGCCATTGAAATAGGTCGTATTACAAGATTGCTAAAAGAAGTAGCCGTGGATTGTCTTCTAAATATTTCTCAAACAAATTTCACACAAGAAAAACTCAATCAAATCATTGAGAACCAAAACATCAAGATCAATCTTTCCAGCGGAAAAACCATCGATTTCCAACCCGGTGACCTTCCATATACTGATGTGTGTGATTATATGGACAATTGCGATTTTAAATGCGATGTATCTAAAGATGCTATTAACGATGAAGTCATACAAAATACATACAACAATATCTATATCCAAAATACGGCAATCGGTCTCACAAAACGTATTCGAGAACTATTTAGAGACCGTTCTGTATATAACCGCCAACAATTGATATCCAGTATAAACTTTTACAAAAAATATCCAATAGAACACATCTATTATGCTCTTACACAATTCATAATGAATCATAATATTGAATTGATTGATAAATATGGTCGAACAGGATATTTAGTAAATAATGGGTTGTATTATGCTTTTCAGCCATCAGAAATCAATGATACCCACGCAAGTATTTATGAAAGAAATACTCCAGTTTTGTATAAAAATGAGAGTTTGGTTCTCGAACTTCCTAAAACATTTTCGATTCAGAAAAAGAAAAAAGAAAAATCGGATTCTGAAGATTCTGTTTTACAAAAGGAAAATGAAAATAAGATTTCGAGAACCTATGACAAATTATTGGAAGATTTGAAGGAGAATATTGAAATGGTTCATACATCAAATTTGAAAATATATTCGGGTGAATATAATTACTATAAATATGCTAATACTGTTATCAATATATTGTTGGAATATCACAAAATACCCCTCCAGTATATCAATAAATATTTGATTTATCATTGGACCGACGTTCTCGAAACACAAGAAAAATTAGAACTCATCAAAAATTTGTATTTCGGTAGTCCTAAAGAAAACCCTAGTGGATATGAAAAGCATCTAAAATCGTATTTCGAGAACAAACGGTTCGAAATCAGTTCTCAAAAACGCGATGCTTTTGTTGTTGCCACTCAAGACAAAAACACAATATATGTGTATGATAAAAACAAAGGTGAACTAATAGAAGCCGGTCACAGTGATAAAGAGGAAATCTCACCGATGATTAAAGAACGGTTCTCAATTCCTAAAAATCAATTCCACGCTAAATTGATTGGATTTATGTATTTATTCAAAAATAAAGAAATCGTTTTCAAAATAAAAGACCTAACACAAGCAAGAAATAATATGGGAGCAAAGGCTACTAGTGCCGATAAAAAGGAACTCATTGAAAAACTATCATCCCTAAATGATGGCAAAGATGTATATACAGAAACCGGCGTTGATAAATATGCTATTTGTGTTTTATTGGAAGTTTTGTGTCGTTATTTAACGGAAACTACTAAGAAAGTTTATTATTTGGATTTTGAAGAGGCCATACAAAACGATATTGTGAAACTCAAGTTTTCCTAAACAAATACTTTTTGATTTTTTAAAAAATTGATTACAAAATACATTTAAATATATCTTGTAATTATAGTAAATGGAAGTGAATAAAAAAAATAAGGACATTCAGGATTACCAACACGAGCCTTATGCTATATCGATGTTGATAATGAAAGTGTATTTATCAATCAACAATATTGGTAAACACTTGAAACAAAATTTAGAGAAAAAAATCAAATCGATGACCGAAGGCCGTTGTATTGTAGAAGGATATATAAAACCTGAATCTGTGAGAATCGTAAACTATTCTTCCGGTAAAATCAATGGTGAATATGTCGAGTATACTTGTAGTTATGAGTGTATGGTTTGTCATCCAGTTGAACATATGAAAGTTGAATGTACTTGTAAGACTGTAACAAAGGCCGGTATTCACGCAGAAGTGGTAGACCGAAAAGGCAATGTTCCAATCATCATATTTATTGCTCGTGACCATCATTTGACAAATAGTGTGTATGAAAGTGTGAGAGAAAACACAAAAATTCTTGTAACTATTATTGGTGTGCGTTTCGAATTGAATGATGAAAATGTATCTGCTATTGGTAAATTGGTTGACCTTTCTCCTGACAAAATCACGGGAGGTCAAAAGCCATCTTTACAAATATTAGATGATTAAATCATAAATATACGATTATATGAAACATATATTTATCAAACATATATAAATATATTTTATTGTATAATTCATATTGTTTGTATTTGAATATGGATTTAGAAGAAATGAAAAAGAAGATTGAAAATTTGGAAAAACATCATCATTTACAGATTTTGAAAATCATCAAGGCTTCTCCTATGAATCATACAATTAATGAAAATAAGAATGGTGTGTTTGTCAATTTAGCAATTTTGCCAGAATCGACCATCGACGAAATTATCAAATATTTAGATTATTTGAATGAACAAGAAGATTTACTAATTGATTTAGAATCTAAGAAAGAAGATGTCAAGAATACATTTTTTATTGAAAAAGAAATTAAAGATAATTCACTAGATATGTTTACCTATCAGATTTAAAGATGACAACACAAAATACCGACCCATACCATTTACGAAATTTTACTCAAAGGTTTTTATATCAAATTTTTTACGATTATAATAAATTTGATAAATTAGGAGATTTAGATGAATTACAACCATTTGTTTATACACCAGAGACTGCTGAAAATCTCAAAGACTTATTCAAACACTCCATTGATGAACCCGAAGAAGAAAACATCCAACAAATTGAAGTGTATGAAAAACCTGTTCAAGAAAACATCCAAATCGAAAAACCAACCGTGATGCCTAAAACATTCAACAAACAATTATTTGACGACGACCATTTTGTCCCGAAACATCAAGATAGTTTGTTTTGGTGTATATTTTATGGTGTGTATGGAGAAAATGAATACAAACAAGTGGGTCATCGGTTTGATAACAGAGAGTCGGAAGAGAAACAGAAGATCACACAATATTTTAGAACAAAGGATATCAAGCTCTTGAAAAACACGAATCAAAAAATAACTAATGCTGACGCACAAGAAATATTATCGGATTTTATGTGTATCCAAAACAAGACTTCATTATTGTCTTTAATAGGTTTAGTCGTATATTACAAACGCACTGTTTATTTAGTTCATAATACAAAAAAAATGTATATGAGACTGAGTAATATGAATGAAGAGCACGAACCAATTGTGATAGATTTCATATACAATAATGACAACGTAAGAAAATCTAAATACATATTGCGTATAAATGATGTGTCTGACTATATTGAAAATGTAATTAAGACACATTTTGAGTATTATCAATACAATAAGCCATTTATGGGTGTTTCGAATTATAAAATCGAAGATTTGCGTGAAATCGCACTGAAATTTAAACTCGATTGTTTGGGGAAGAATAAAACACAATTATATAAGGAGTTATTAGAATACTGTGTGTGGGAAAAATTGATTTAAAAAATTTAAAATATATGAATACATAATATACTTATATTTAATAATGTCGTCAAAGGAATCAAACACAGAAAATAAGGACGCAGAAATGGAGAAGAAACCTAACGACACCGAAGAAGCAAAAATCGAATTCGCAAAACGTATTGAGAAATATTTAGAAGGTGGAAATCCGGCCTTGCGTGTGGATGGGAAAACCAAAGAATTCGAATTGCGTTTCGGAATCAATACCAAGAATGGTGGAGGTCGTCCCATTTCCAAATTAGATTATGATAATGTAGTCAAACAAATTATGGCTCAAGGCTTCATTACCAAAAATCGCGATGGTTTGGAAATGCTCCGTATCAATTCCGAATACACAGATAAACAAACCGGTCAAAGACGTGTTTCCAATATCCGTGCGGAATTATTAGGTGTTGATATGATTCAAGAATATTGTAAGTCGAATAGTTTGGATAAAATCGCGTTGAATTCTTTGAAAGAAATTAATAAAGTGAAGTTCACGAAAAAGGTCGCACCAAAGGGGGAAGATGGACGTTTTCTAAAACCCATTGATTTCCCCGATATGAACTTCCGTGTTGATTTCAAGTATGAACAAGATTTCCGAATCAACTCGCCACTCATCAATGGAATTGTTTCTAAATGGACCGATAATAAAAAAAACTTCCGTAATATCAATCGCGTTCGTTTCCAACATCCAGAACTACCCGTTTTCGTCGATCTCAGTATTATACGCACCAATAAAAAATCCAACAAAGTCCCTATGTTGACATACACCATTCAAGATTCTAAATTGTTTGAAAATACACCATCCTACGAAATTGAATTGGAAGTGGATAATACACGTGTTGGAGTCGGCACAAACTATGAAACCGGAGAAAAACTAATGGGAGCATTACGAAAATGTATTCGTATGGTCCTGAGTGGTATTCAGGGTTCCAATTATCCGATCCCCTTTTCCGAACGTAATCATGTGTATGAGACTTATATGAAAATGCTACACGGTAAAGAAGAATACGAGGCAAAAGAAAACAAGAAAATATCTTCGATGGATTTCATTGGGCCGGATTCATACACATTACAACTGGAAAACGTAGTGGCGGAAAATCCTGACACTAATGTTCATAATATCCGCAAGAATTATTCCGTGACTGACAAAGCGGATGGTGACCGTAAAATGTTGTTTGTGAACGAAGAAGGTCGAATCTATTTCATAGACAAAAATATGAACATTACATTCACTGGATGTAAAACCACTGAAAAATCCATATTCCTGAGTTTGATTGACGGAGAACATATTAAATATGACAAATCGCGAAATTTCATCAATCTATATGCCGCATTCGATATTTACTTTGTTGGAAATAAAAATGTTCGCAGTAAGTCATTTATGTATGACCCATTAGATTTCAAAACGGATTCTGAGAATTCCAAACAAGACGAAGATAAAGTTAAAAAATTGGAAATCAATGACTACAGATTACCTTTATTAAATAAATTCGTGAAAATCCTGAAACCATCGTCCATCATAAAAGAAAACAATACTATTTGGAAGGAAATGGTAGACCCGAAAACTGGAGCAAAAGTGTGGTTTGATATTCGTTCAGGGAAAATTCAAACAAAAGAACCTATCAAAAATCCTGCGTGTGGTATGCGTGTTGAGTGTAAGATGTTCTATTTCACCTCGGAAAAAACATCCATATTTGAAGGCTGCTCCGAAATTATATCTAAAGTAAAGGACAATATGTTTGAATACCTTACAGATGGTTTAATATTTACTCCTTCGAATACTGGTGTGGCATCCAACAAAGAAGGTGTCGCAGGACCCTTGGAAAAAACCACATGGGATATGTCTTTCAAATGGAAACCCATTGATAGTAATACTATTGATTTCTTGGTATCCGTTCAAAAAGATAAATCAGGAAGAGACAAAATTTCCAATGTGTTCCAAGAAGGAATATCCACGCAAAATAATTCGTCGATTATCCAATACAAGACCCTTATATTGATGTGTGGATTTGACCCCAAGAAACACGGCTACGACAATCCGTATAACGATATCTTACACGAAAATTTACCTAGCCCTGATGACGCAGTTGATGAACGAACCAATACATACGACCCTGTTCAATTCCGTCCTACAAGTCCATATGACGAAGATGCTGGATTGTGTAATATTATGTTGAAAAACGAAGGAGATAATCTAATTATGACCACCGAAGAAGGCGAATACTTCGAAGAATATACCATTGTTGAATTCAGATATGATAAATCGAAAGAAGCCGGTTGGAGATGGATTCCTATTAGAGTGCGTTATGATAAAACACAAAAACTGTTAGCCGGATTACGCGAATACGGTAACTCTTATCACGTGGCAAATAACAACTGGCACTCCATACACAATGAAATCACCGAAGAGATGATTACCACCGGTGAAAATATCCCTGATATTACCAACATCGGAGAAGGTGATGTGTATTACAACCAATGCCATAGCGATGAGTCCAAAACCATTGCTTTACGTAATTTCCATAATTTGTATGTTAAAAAGAAACTCATTACTGGTGTGGCTGATGCGGAAGATACACTCATTGATTATGCTGTAGGAAGAGGCGGTGATATTGCTAAATGGAAGTCTTCGAAGTTGTCCTTTGTTCTCGGCATCGATTTGTATGGCGAAAACATTATGAATCCCATTGATGGTGCTTGTGTGAGATATTTGAATGAGTGTAAAAAGACTTCCCGATTGTTTTACGCGGTATTCTTACAGGGAAATACTGGTTTGAATATTCGTAATGGAAAGGCATTTACTAGTGATAAGGATAAAATGGTAATTAATGCTTTGAATGGAAAAGGTGCTAAAGATTCTACTGTTTTAGGAAAAGGTGTATATAAGAGATATGGAATAGGAGAATCCGGATTCAACATTTCATCGTGTCAATTTGCTTTACATTACTATTTTGAGAATCCAATTATGTTACACGGGTTTATGCAGAACCTTGCCGAAAACACAAAAATACAGGGTTACTTCATATCGACTTGTTTCGATGGGAAGTCAGTGTTTGATTTATTGAAAGACAAGGAAAAGGGTGAATCACATTCATTTATGACAGACCCTAAATATGGTCCATCGAAGAAAATCTGTGAAATCATCAAGAAGTATGATGAAACCGGATTTCCGGAAGATGAGAATTCCATTGGATTTGCCATAGATGTTTATCAAGAATCTATTAACAAAATTTGCCGAGAATATTTAGTGAATTTCCAATATTTAGTGAGAATTATGGAAGATTATGGATTTACTTTAGTAACTACCGATGAAGCCAAACAAATGGGATTACCAGACAGTTCAGGATTATTTAGTGAACTGTATGCGGATTTGGAAAATGATATCAAAATGAATCCTAAAATAAAGAAAGATTTCAAACAAGCTGCTCATATGACTCCAGTTGAAAAGAACATTTCGTTTTTGAACCGTTATTGTATCTTCAAAAAGACCACTACTGTGCCAGCTGCTAAAATCGCTAAACTATTATTAAATGCCAAGAAGATGTCGTCGATGTTTGATACAGATTATGATGAAGAATCAGAATTAGCAGAGGCTTTAGAAAAGGAACTAGAATTACAATCACCCATCAAAGGAAATATACAGAAGATTAAGGCGAAGATTGTATTGAAACCGATGAATGAAAAATTGGAAATATTGTCTTCTGATTCAGAATCATCTGATGATGAATTTGAACCAAAAACGAAGAAACCTAAAACAGATGATTCGGATGATGAAAAAGACGATAAGCCAAACGAAAAATCCGACAAGAAATCCGATGAAGATTCAGATAAAGATGATTCAGACAAAGAAAAGTCGGATGATGATTCAGACAAAGATGAATCGGACAAAGAAAAGTCGGACGACGAAGAAAATGCGAAAAAAGAACCTGCTAAAAAGAAAACACAAAGAAAACCGAAGAAGTAATTTCCAACATAATAAATATTTAGTATGAAAAAATGAATATAAATATTTTTTCATAAACACTCTAGAAAACCCAATGACGTATTACTTGTTGCCCCGAACCAATAAACATATATATAAAGATTTGTGTTACGAAACTTGTGAGAATAAAGTCGTTATTTCCCATTCTTTAGCGAAATATTTGTATGAGATTAAAGAAAAAATCACGGACATTGACAGAGCGTGGGATATTTATAAGAAATACACAAATCCATACGAATATATTCATACAAATACTCCTCAAACAAAAAAGCCTATTTCCAAATACAGGCCTCTTTCAAGGTCATACTTCAAAATGATAGAAATCATACACACCTTTTCAATCTATTTTCACAGACCCATCACTAGTTTCCATTTAGCCGAAGGCCCGGGGGGATTTATTGAAGCCTTATTACAACAAAGAAGTAATACAAATGATAAATACATTGGAATGACATTGTT